TTGTTAAATAAATAGTTGGTATTCCTATATTTTCACTTACTACTGTTGGAATGTTACATGGTATCATTAGCTTAACTAAATTGCCCTCAAAGTATTCCAACATTTTCCGGCAAATGGCTGGTTCTAATGGCCCCCAACTTTCAGCATTTGTATATCTCCATTCATTAGTACTTTTCACATATTCAGAACTACCACCCCCATCAAAAAAATATGTTTTCCCGTAATCGTTACCGTTGTAGTCAGGGGCTAATATGTTCATGTTTAACTCCCTTACATTGTCACCGTCAACCGTTGCCCTAAAATAGATGTCTGTTGCAGTACTTAGCGGGTCTTCACCTACTTTAACCTTATAATTGTAGTCTAATGTGTTAACTTGAGGACTACCACTAATTGCTGTGTAATCATATTTTAAGTATTGGTAAAATTGAAAACTAATTTCAATTGATCGGTCATAAGTAACTTGTGGAAACTTAAACTGTGTTTCAAATTTGCCTGTTTGCAAAACATAGGCTATTTCTGTGTGGTCAACACTTGCCCCGTAGTTATCCAATTGAAAAACCGTTAATGGACTGTGTTTTATCTGTTGTGTCGATGTTCTTAAATAAGTTACTGCACTTGTGCTTAGATTTGTTTCTTTAACCCACATTTTAACACTGAAAAATGGCGGGTAAGGGCCTGTTGCTTCTAAGATTAGTTTAGTTACATCTAAAGTTATTAACCCCTTGTAATTAATGTCATGGACTAACACCCCAATGTTTTGGTAGGCTGTGTTTGTCTTAATCCATATAAAGTTTTCCCCAAAGTAAGCGTTTGCAAATTCTTTCTTTGCGTTTATTTGTACTTGTTTTAACCCATTTTCAAAATGGTACTTACCACCGCTTAACGCTAATGTGTCAATGTTTACCGTTCCTGCCGGAATAAGAATAGCTACACCGTCACGGTTCTTTTTATAGCCATTAGCAGCGTTCCATGTTTCGCCGGGGTACTCTACTGAAAAAACATAATAAACGCCTTTCCAATACCTCATAAATAGGCCGTACTTTGTCAGCACTTCCATTAGAACCTCCCATGCTGTCAGTCGTTCCTCTTTATTTCCGTCTAACTTAAAATAGTAGTCTTTATTCCATGCATTTTCATAAAAAGCTACACCGTCAAAGTATGGGTCATTAAATTGTAAGTTTGAGGCCATACAAAGTAAGTTATCCGTGTCCGCATACATTTTATTGGTAACGTCCGATAAATACAAACATTGGTGTATAACATCTACAATAGGGCCAACGTCTGCTGGTGCGCTTGTAATCGAATATTTGACATTCTTTAATAAAGTAACCCCGTCAATGGCAGTAAATGAAAAGGTAGGCTTTAACGCATCGTCTTTTACCATGCCATCCACAATAATTCTACCCTTAAATAACAAGGTCGAACCCCTTTTAACTAACAAGTGAAAACGGCCTTCTTCTGCTTCTATTAGGTCATCAAAAAAGGCTTCTGTTTCTTCTGAATCTAAATAGATTGTGCATTTATAGTGTGTTGGTTTTATTTTGTCGTGCCATTCACCCTCACTTTTTTCCATTAGCCCTGAATCAGTAAAATTCAAAGGGTACTCACTGCCTGCATCGTCTTCATCATGAATCTCAACCGTTATTTGATTGTAATATGTTGTGCCATATGTCCCTGTAAATCTTACCCCCATTATGCGATCAATCTGCTGCTTAAAAATTCACTATTCCTTTGGCTTACTCTTATCACATGGCCTTCAATAGTTGCCATTAGGTTTTCTACAAAGTTGCCTCTACCTCCTGAAAAACCACCTTGAACAACGTCCGCTGGTACAATGGCTTCCCCTCTATGTATTTCTGCTAATCCTGATCTATTTACTCGGTTAGTACCTATGGCAAGACTTGGTAATGGTGCTGCTGCGATTGCGGCAACGTTTGCCAATCCTAAACCCTTAATAAATGGGATCAATGGAATACCAGCAGGCCCTAAAGCCAAAGCCCTTGCAACTCCCTCAAATGTGGCTACAATTGCGTTAAATATACCCGCAATCTTATTTTGTATCGCTTGCTTCCTTTGTAGTTTAGCCTTTTCCGCTGCATACTTTTTGTCTATTTCTGCAAGTCGCTTTGCTTTTTCATCTTCATTTTTAACAGTCGCTAAAACTTGCGCTTTTTCTTTGGCTTGTCTATTATCTAATGCCACCGATTGATTATCCAATAACTGTGATGTAACTTGTAATGCAGGACCTAAAATGCTACCAACTTGTGATAAACCGCTTTGAATAGCATCGTTTGCCTCAGTTAATTTATCAACTACTTTTTGAAGTTGTCGGGCTGCAAAGTCTGTGGCACTTTCAAATGTATCTTTAAAGGTTTGTGACATTGAATCTTTAATGCCTTTTAGCTCATTTCCGACACTTTTTAAAGGCTGTAATACCTTACTGTCAATAGCAGCAGGGAAAGCGTTTAGCTGTGGTAATTCTCCTGTAAATGGTAATGTTAAACCGCCTGCCTGTAATCCTGCTTTTATCGCTACGTCCTCAGGTAATTCGCTAAATTGATTAACTGGCTTACCTCCTTTTGCTTTTGGTGTAAAACTTAAAGGAGAACTTGCATCACTTGAACTTTGGTTAGGCCGGATAAATGCACCGCCTCTGTTTGTTGTGCCTCCTTTTTTGGCTTCTTCATTAAAAGCATCTGCAAAGCCTTGTGCTGCCCTTGTGCCTGTTTCTTTAAATGCCTCTAATGAACTTTCGGCAAATTCCCTAAATGATAACTTCCCTGTAATAACCCCCGCTAATCTAACCCAATTACCTAACAAGTTACCTACTAAGTCGACAACCGTCCTTAGTGTGGTAGCTAAGAAGCCAAACAAATCCGTTAAAGCATCCAAAGCACCTGACAAGTCAACTGAAGTAATGCCAACTTGCTCCATTACCTCCCTTATATCCTCCCATTTTAAATAAAGGATTGTTGCCGCTGCTGCTATGGCTGCTACTGCTACACCAACGGGGCCAAGTGATACAGTAGCCGTTAATCCTACCGTTTTCATGGCTGCAATGATAGCAGAAAAGCTACCCGCTAATTGACCTCCAATAAATAATAAAGGCCCTATCGCTGCCGTTAATCCTGCTATGGCTATAATCGCTTTTTGTGTGCCCGGACTTAACTTTCCAAATGCTTCCGCTGCCTTTGTCACAAAGTTGCTTATCCTATTCAATAAGCCTTCAATGTTCAAAGACTTATTTAATGCTTCACCCAAATTTGCAAAAGCAATCTTTGTGCTATCCGATAAGTTTTCAAAAGCATTTTTAATACCACCGCTTACCCTCGGTAACTTTCCAAACTCACCTATAAGGGTTTCAACAACTTGTTTTCCGGTAACTCCTAAATTTGCTATGGCTTCACTATCTGCTGTGCCAAAAGCATTTGTTAATGCCCCTCTTAGCTGTGGTAATTGCTCAACCAGCTGCCTCAAATCCTGCCCAAATCCACTACTTTTATTCTGTAATTGGGTAAGGGCTAATACTACTAAGTTTAATTCGTTCTTACCCTTACCAACTGTGGCCAAAGCGTTTCCGAACTGTAACAATGCTTCTCTTGCCTGATCTGCACTAAACCCCGCACTTTGTAAGTTTACAGAACCCCTTACAGCTTCCTCTAATCCTAATCCTGGTAATTTTGCAACCTCTTTTAGCTTAGTAAATTCCCTGCCTGCTGCCTCAGCAGAACCCATAACAGAAATCAAACCTTTTTGCAAGGCTTCTAAATCTCCAAAGGCTTTAACCGCTCCGGCTCCAATGGCTATAATAGGCAAACTTACTGTTTGGCTTAGATCGGCTCCAATGCTCTTGAACTCTTTAGCAGAACTCTTTAAACGCCTTTGTGCTGCTTTTAAATCTGCATCAAGTTTCTTTGTGTCGGCTCCAATCCTTATAAATAAATTACCTATTGCTGTTGCCATTATCTTATTCTTTTTGCTAATTCACTACCTACTGCAACCTCTTTGTATTCTGCTTTGTCCATACGCTCAAAGAAATCGTTTGCCTCTTTGCTGAATGGGTCTATTTTCTTTGTGGGTTGTTCGTCTGGTAGGTTATACATTTCCTCAGGTTTATTTTGCTTTAATCCAAATGTCCTTGCTATTATCCATGTGTTCAATCTGTTAATCCTGTATTCGTTTAGCTTTGCGCTCCATTCGTCACGCTCTCTCCTTTGCCGTTCTTCTATAAACATTAATGTTTCCCCGACCGTCGCATTTTTAAACTCTGAAACTGACATACCATTGTAATATGCAGCCCTCGTATATTCTGCAATTGTTAACGGCCTTTCTTCAGCGGTCGGATCGGCTTTTTTCCGTCACCAGGATTATAGCCTTTTGCTATTGCGTTTGCAATTTCATGTGCGAAACCAGCATCGTTGTTAAAAGCCTCAATCATTTCTTCTTTTGTTATTGTAGAACAAAATGCAATTAAGTCTATCATTTTTGGAATGCTAATTAACTGCAATTGATTAAAGTCGGATAATCCATTCTGATCCATCCAACAAGTCAATTCATAATTTCTTATTTCAAGATTTTTACCTAAAAGTTGTACCATTATTGTGTATTTATTTAATTAACTGTTTTTTTTAAATAAGGGGGCTTTTTACACCCCCTCGGAAAGTATGTAAAGGACTTGAAGACTTATGCTACTGTGCCTTTGGTTGGCTCACCATCAAATACACCACTTATTGAAGCTGTTACGTTTTCGTTGTCGTCTGCTGTGATGTTTAGCGAATCAATAACCGCCTCTGCTGAATAGGTTGTATCACCGCTTGTGGACGTGCCAAACAAGGCTGTTACCTTTGTACCAGCTTTGAAGAAATCCCATAAATCCTCAAAGTTTCCGGCTGTTTCCTCAACTAAAAAGTCTCCTGAAAACGTACCGGAATATTCCCCATATCCGTTTGTTTGCCAGCCCCCTGTTGTGTCTTTGTGTGCAGTACTTCGCACTTTGTTTTTAAATTCAATCTTACATGATGTCGAACGGGCAATGGCCGCTCCCTCTATTTTCAGCCTCATGTAATGGCCGTTAACTATTCCCGTTGTAGGCATTGTATAAAGATTTAACGTTAAAAAATTCTACGCTTCTTTCTTCTATGCCCTTTTACTTCTTTCCGTTTTTGCTCTTTAAACTCGCTTATTTCGTCACTTTCTTCTTCTCCTTGCTTCCATATCGGTTCTTTGTCGAAAACCTCCCTAATGTGGCCGGAATCAATGTATTTTTGAAAATAGGCTCTATCAACTCCAAACACTGTAACTCCTGCCACCCATCTACGCCCTCTTTCGGGTATATCTTTAATTAACTCTATGTTCATGATCCACCTATTGAACCTATCGCACTTTTGCGAATTCTAATTAATATTATGCAGTTATCAAATGTATTCCCAAACCCTTGCTTCGCTACATTAATTCGGGCATCAACTGAACATACTACGCTCGTATCATTAACTAATGAACCATCATTAGGTAGTTGTTGATAAAATTCAATGTCATTTTGTAGAAACGTGTTATCGTTAACTGACCAAATGTAATAGCCTGGATAAGAACCATAACCCCAAACCATTGGTAAATAGTTTAATTCGTTTTGGTTCAATACTTCATACTGCGGTGTACCTGAATTTTCATAAAACCTTACTAAATGCTCCCAATATCCTGTTGGTATATTAGTCCCTGCCTGATTAGGGAAGCAAATAAAGTTTACAACCTTCCTATAAGTTTCCGCTTCATCTTCATAGATTGTTTCTATGCCCTCAAACTTCATTAAATAAATATACTCGTCATTGTAAGGCTCGATTAAATCCCTTATCTCATTGGCTTTTTGCTCAACTTCTTTTTGCAATGCACCAACAACGTGTATCTTATAGTTTATTTGATCTCTTTTAGCTAAGTCCTTTGTATAGCTTGGGTTTTGATCTATCATTTCCAACATAACTACGCTATCAGTTGACCTTAGATTTGCGCTTTGGTCAAACTGCCCTAAGTACACTTTATTTGGGTACTCGGTTTTTAATGCATCGTATAGTCTTACTGTTGAACTACTCACTTACTTCTAATTTTCTGCCTATCTTTTCAAATTCCTTTGTAGCTAACTTTGTTAATTGCTTCAATACTGTATCTTTTGTTCTTTGGTATGCCCTTTGAATAAATTGATAGCCATCGCCTCTAAATACTTCTGACTTGCCTCTTGGTACAAATCCATCATTTACCAAACTTGCGTGCGGTGCAAGTCTATATTTTGGCCCTACAAAAGCATCATAACTTTTTCTGAATGGCAAAAACTGTATTGATCTTCTCAAATTTCCCGTGTCGCCTCTTGGTGCTAATAGATACATCGCTGCCTCAGTGCTTCTACCTGCATTTCTTTTCAATGTCCTATTGCGGGCAACATTGATATACATCCCATTATTAAGCCTGTCTAATTGCTTTATAATGTTGTTCATTTGTCTATCTATATCATCTGCCATTACTCAAACCTTTTTACCTTTAGTTTCAAAAATCTTTGCCTTTGTATCGGTTCAATGTTAATTACATCGTATTCTTCACTCTCATAAATAACTTTGCTTTCAAGTGTTACAGTTATCCCATATCGAATAATGAAGTACAAATAGTTAAATTGGCTTTCTTTACTTATCTCGTTCTTTTCATCTTTGCTTTCATATGAATATGCAGCGTTTACCGTTACATCTGTATTTGTACTGCTCGTAACCTCACCCCAATCGTTTTTTGTTGGTGAACTTGTGTTACGGATTGTAATAAGCCTATCCATTGCACCTATGTCAAAAAAGAACCTCACGATATATTGTGTGCTATTTCTCCGGCTAAATAAATGTCAATCCAATTATCCCAATTACTTACCCCTCCTGTGGTCTTTAGCTGCTTATTTTCCCTTTGTTCAAACATTTCCGCTACTATCGCCCGTGCTATGCTTTTTATCGTCTCAGACGTGTTTACATTGGCTGTGCAAACGATTTTATAAAGTGTGTTTTTCTTTATTTCACTTGATAACAATTCACTGTATAATTGAAAATCGTTTCGTATGATGTCGGTAAATGTCTGCTCTAAATACTCGTCACCATCTTTGTAGTAATAAGTAGTTATCGCATTGACGTTCTTTGGCAGTCTTATTTCACAACTATTTTTTGTTTCAAAGAATACCGTTACATTAGGATAGCGAAGCGGATAACCTACCTTTTTTTCTAAGTAGTCGCCTGCGGTCTTAACAAAGGCTGTTAACATAGTGTCGTATGTCGTGCCTGTGCCTGTCAATTGACAATAAGCCTTTAGATCATCATTGACCGTCAACAACTCTGTAACTGTTCCGCTTCCTGTCCACTTCATTACTTAACTATCTTTACGGCTCCTTCGCTTTGTAAATATTCAGCTACATGAATAGGGAATGGGTGAACCTCTCCTTTATTACAAGCGTAGCTATAATTCAAAAGGTTGTTAATTAAAACCTCCGCTTTTACTATCCTCAATGGATTGGTATTTATTTCCTTAGTGATAATTGGCGTTTCTGTTGGGGCCACGTTATCAACTTCTTTTGCTTTTGCCATTTCCGGTTGTTTTATTTTTGCTTTCCTGCCCTTTGCCATTTTGTGAAGTTTTTAAAAGTAGGGGCTTTTACACCCCTACCTAACCAATTTCTAATCAAACAAAACCTGTATTACTATGCAGTTGTGGTTGCATCTTTGATAATCACATAGTTTTCTGGTCTCTTGTGGATCATATCCCAGAAACTAAATGATCTTACATAAATCAGTGAATTGTTAGCCCCTGTGTATGGGTCAAATTCTATCGCTACATTTCCCCATTGGAATACTTCTGTTTCTTCAAAGTTACCTAAGATGATAGCTGAACAAACGCCTGTTGAAGTTCCTTTGTCAAGGTTGTAAGGCACTGTTTGGCTTTCGATAACAGGGAAGCCCAAAAGCCTGTCATCACCTGGCATATAAATATAACCGGATGCAGTGTTGGCCGTGTCTTTGAGGGTTGTCATCAAAGTGCCTGTAACTTGTGCGTTGGTTAACCAAATTCGTGAACCTCCAATGTTATCCTTTGCTAACTCAGTTCTCATTTGGACAAGTTTAGCATAAGTCAAAGCACCTCCGTTTGTACCCATCGCAACAGTTGTGGTTTGATCTGAACCACCGCCTGTTGTCAATCCCAAAATACCATACATTTGACCAGATGAACCGGAACCTTGTACAAACTGCTGGTCAAGTTTGTAGGCTATTGCCTTCATGATTTGGTTTTGGAATACGTTTCTGATCTGTGGTGCAGATGTCAAATCCAACATTCTTGAAAATGAACCTTTGGTAATCATTTCTTTTGGTGTTGCGGTCTTCAATCCAAAAGTCAGTTTTTCAGAATCTCCGATGCTTGCAACCTCCGTAACCATTGAGGCAGTGGCCTTGCTGGTACTTACTGCCATTGACTGTTGTTGTGTCAATCCGGTGTTTCTAACCACTGGCAATTTGTCCAAAATGGTCATATTCCACAAAGCATCAACAAACTTGTCGGCTCTGTATTCGGTTCCTACCAAATTACCTCCGTCTGCTGCTGTACCCAATACTGAGTAAGCATCTGCCCTTTGTTCAGGTGACAAAATAAGTTTGTGCTGATCCCATCCAAAGTTTCCACTTCGTGCGTTCTCTTGCATTTGTTCACGCTCCAATCCTGCATTATCCCAGCGTCCTGTTACGGCTGCTGCAAATGCTCTTTCGAAGCTGAAATTTTCTTTTACTTTTTGCTCCTCTGTTTTCTTAGGCTCTTTTGCCCTTGCTGCTTTTGCCCTAATCTCGACAAGTTCCAACTCTTTTAAATTGTCGATCTGGTCGCTCAATCTCTTTAGTTCTTTCTCGTCTTTTTTGATCTGGTCAACTATGCTGTCAAATCGCTTTTGCTCATCGTCTGTTGGTGCGTCTTTCTTTATGATTGCGTCCGCCTCCTCTTTTCTTTGAACTTGCGAATTAAGCAAAGCCTCATACCTTTCCTGCAATTGCTCTAATTTCTGATCCATGATAATGTATTAATTAATTAATAATTTTGCCTGTAATTGTCTTCTTAAATCCCATTTGTAATCCTTCCTAAATCCTGCGCTTTTGTGTGCTTCAATAGCTTTAGCCATGTAATTACTCATTGGCTCTAATGCTTTCTTAATTGCATCCGGGTTTGATGGAATGTGTACAATTGACCATTCCTTTAATATTTGCCCATCGAAGTAATATGCTGTTGGATCTTCGCCTGACTTCTCATTACCCCAATGGCCACCATAAGGCATAAAACCTACGCTTGTGGCTCTCATTGTTCCATAGTCAACCTTACCCATTATTTTATCGGCTAACTCGTTCAACTCTTTTGGTTCAAACTTTCCGGCTCCAATCAATTTGCCTTTTTCTTCTCTTGCTGTGGCAGGGCCTAAAGCATTGTCAGGGTTTGAATCTGTGAATATTCCTGCACCTGTTTGGTGTTGGTAGTAAAATGCACCCGCTTTGTTAAAGTCGTCAATATCCCATTTATCAACTGGCACAATAGTACCATGTGAATCCTTCCTATCTGTGCTTATAATGAACTCCCTTGTACGCTCGTCTCCTTCTATTTTGCGTACCATAAACTCGTCTATATTGAAGCTTCTAATTAGTTCCATTGTCTTTTTTGTTGGGTAAGTAATCAAGGAAATTTTGGGCTGCAACGTAGTTCATAGGGAAGCGGAATATCTTACCTAATCCATCCGGTATAGGGCTAAGCCCAACTACGTGACGTGCTTCATCAGGGCACATAAACCCTGCATCTATGGCCTTTTGTAAACCCTCCATTTTTGTTTTGTAATCCGTTCTTACAAGCCCGTTGTAATCGTACTTTACATAGTGTGTTTTCTCAGATGACCTAAATATTTTTCGCTTTAGTTCACCCTCCATTTTTATACACAAAGGGGCTTGTGTGGTGGTGAGAAACATATTAAATTCGTTATCCCCTTTATTGTCGGCACTTTCACCTCTGAATATCAAAGTAAGTGGAACCCCAAACGCCCTTGCGATGTCTTCAATAGATAGCTTTTTAGCTTCAATCAAATTACTGTCAGTCATAGGTAGGCTATATTTCAACTCTTGAAACTTAACCCCTTTTGGTAAGGCTCCTAATTGACCAGACTTTGCGCTGTATTTCTTTTCTATTGATGATCTAAGCAACTCTAATGCTTCGGGTGACATTGGGCCTTCACTAATCAATAAGCCCATCATGTGAGTGCCGTTATTGTACATTTCACGGCCATAATTAGTCATTGAAACATAATCTTCTAAAGCGGTCTTATTTAATGCTGTACGGCTGTATTTCTTTTTATTGTCTAAGCTGAACCCGGATATGGTAATCATATCACGTTGTTTAATTAACTCCGGTTTGCCAGTTTCAGGGTTATGGTATTCATAAATAACTTCACTGCCTGCCCATTTTTCAACTACCTGATTGGATATAAGGTTAATGTATTCCTTTGGTCTACCTGTGCGTCCGTTCCTTACTATTTTAGAATAAGCCCTACCAAATAGTAAATAATTTGTTACAAATGCTTCCTCCCATTCTATTGCGCTGGTGTATGGGTTAGCCTCAACATTTAGTAAATAGTTTTGATCGTGTTCACTATCAACTACTTTTCCCTCCAAATCATATCTTACAATTTGGGGCCTAATTAAAGTCTTAGTTCTTACGATTATATCAATGCAAGCGAATACTGCATTTATTTGGGCTGCTGTTTCCTCAGTGACAACGGCTAACTTTCCCATTCCGGGTATATTAATGTACTGCATCCAGTCTTGATGACTGTCTATTTGTACAGTTGCCGCTCTTTGCTCCATTCGGGATGGAAACAAACGATTGATAATATTCGGAAATATTGCCATGCTGCAATAATAACCGCTATTACATATGGTTAATATTTCTATGTGTTAACCACTTTGCTAACCTTTTAGAAACAAAAAAGCCCCGGAATATCCGAGGCCCCAAAAAATGAAAAAAATCTACACTTATCTTTTAGTTGGAAACTTTGCTTTGTTCCATCTATGCTTTATTATCTTAAAGGTTCCGTAACGCTTGTATCTTGGCTTTCCGTATTGATCGTAATGCGTTTGCTCAGTTGCTACCCATGCCATATATGCAGGGTTACTTACCCTTATATCTGCACTTATTAATTGCAAATTTAGGTAGTAAAGTTCAAAGTAGGTGAATTTATCCAAATCTAATGTTTGTTATTTAACTTTTTTGTTTGCCATGTTATTTAATTTACGCTTGTCCTGTTGCTTTTAAAAATGCCATCATTTCATCTTCGCTTGTTTCCTTTTCTTCGTTTTTAGTTGCATCCAAATAACTTACTATCGCATTTACAACACTTACAGGGCCGTCCACTTTTTTCTCAACTTTTCCGCTTGCCTTTACTATTCGCCTGTTGTTGTTGTCGTCTCTTTTCATTTCTACGTTGCCCATCTGCCACCTTGTTACGGGGCTTCCATCGTGTTCTATCTCATTATTTAACATTTGTGTTTCCCAATGATCTATCGCTGGAGACATTGATAAAGCCCCTTGTCTGACTTGTCCGGTCTCAAAACCTGAATTAGATAAATCGACAACTATTTCAACCGCCTTATAAGGGTCGTAACCAATCATTTTTATATTAGCGAACTGTGCGATGTAGGTAATGTAGTCTAATATCTGCTGTTTGTCAATTACATTTCCGTCTGTTTTCTTTACCCATCCATCTTTTAAAAAATCCTGGTACACAACACCGTCAACCCTTACCTTTTCAAATTTTGTTTCAGGGCAAAAGTACATTGTGTTATAGTATGTTTTATTTAATCCGTTTTGTTTTGGAAAGTAGGCCGTTACGGCTGTTAAGTCTGTTATACTCGCTAAGTCCACACCTAAGTAACAATCTAAGCCCCTTAATTGCTCCAAAGTCTTATAATTCGCTAAACTTGTGTATCTGTCATCGCTTATCCAATTGGTTGCAGAATCAGTATATTGATTTAGGTTTTTAGTTAAAAATTCAACAAGCTTTTCGCCCCCTAAATCAACCGCTTCTTGATAGGTAGTTTCCATGTATTCAGCCGTTGGCGTTATACCGTACATTGGATTTGGCTTTAGCCATGTCGTAGGATCGTGGTAGTCGTCGTCTTCATCAAGTTCAAATATCCCTATAAACAGTCTTTCATTCTTAACCGCTCCATCTAAAACACTATAACAGTACTTCCTATAAGCATAATCCGGCCCTTCTTTGTTAAAGCCTGCTGTGGTTACAATCTTTAATAGTGGTTGTCTATTTGTACCCTGTGAAGTGCTTATAACCCCTACAACGTCATCTTTAGGGTGTGCATGGTACTCATCAACAACCCCGAACACAACCCCTGCACCGTCATTCTTTTTGGCTTCTGCTGTTATCCTTGTAATATAACCACCTGTCTTTGTGTTTTTTATTATGTACTGCTGTGGCTTTAAGGTTTGCGCTGCATCTTCGCTAATGGCTTGCAACTCCCTTACCATGTACTCAGATGGCTTGTAAATGTACTTACCTTGATCGAATGTAGTTGCCGCAATTACTACCTGAACCGCTCCCTTTGCTTCAATATACAAGTGATAAATACATTCTGGTGCTGTCATTTCGGACTTCGCAGATTTCCTTGCAGTTGACCAATATACCCGCCTGAACCTCCTTAGCTTGGTTTTTTTGTGCCTCCATCCATAAACCATAGCATAATACCAGGCCTGGAATGGTTGAATAGGGAACGGGGTTCCTTGAAATTCATCACCGGAAAGTTTACAAATAGAAACAAAGCTAATTATGTGGTCAGCATAGTACTCGTCAAAATAGTACTCATAG